TAAAAAGCCATTCTAGGATTTGGTGATATACCAACCCCAATGGCTATTCTTTCCTTTAATGATATGGTTTCCGTATCTACCGCTATTACCTTAGGGTCAGTGAGAAAGTCTGTATATAAACCAGCCCGAGGTTCTATCTCACCATAGTAATAGAAGTTCCGCTCGGGGTCATGAGCAAAATACATTATTTTCTCTTGACCTTGGATTGCCTTCCATGTTTTATACCATGAACCATAGCATCAACGAAGATTTTGTGGAGTAATGACTCTAACCATTCCCAATGTTCCTCTGCTAACTGTTTGTCTGATTTCATTCCTTACCTCCCTTTATGAAAACAACAATATCCTCGTCATCCACGGTTGTCACACCCTTCTGTCTCCATACATCTTGATAACCACTACCAAAAGCTTCCCTCTTAAACCATGCTATGTTTTCAAATCCAAATCCAACACAGGTTCTGATTAACCAATCACTAAGATATATCCTTTTACCTTTGTCCATATAGTCCTTTAGGATTACCGTTAGTGTTCCACCAGGTATAATACTATTATAGCACAATTTGTAAATCTTCTCCATTGCCTGATTGTAGAGGAATCTATTGAGATTGCCAACATTCCTTGGATTGGTTGAATAATCAGCCTGGTGTTTGTGTGAGTATGCCATTGTTTTCCACTTGCCATCCATCTGACCTTTGGACTTTAATATCCCTGCATAGGGTGGTGAGAAGATAATATGATTTACTGGTATAGGCAAAATGTCCCTACAATCACCACCTAATATGATGATGGTTTTATCTGTGGCTGGTCTAATAATATCCACTGCTTGGTACATTACCTTTTGATATTTCTCCTCTATCTCCACACAGATGATGTTCCTATCCAGTAATGCACCAATCATTATGGTTCCAGTCCCAGCCATAATATCCATGATGGTATCAGCATCCCTAACAATAGTATCACCAATCTTTGGTCTGATAGGTTTTCCGCATTTGGAGCATCTCTGGTATCGCCATTTCACCAGATTTCCGAAGTCCATTATGACACCTCCTACATAGAGTTATCAAGTTGAATGGTTTGTTAGCCAACTTTGGATTCCTATAAAATGCTGCTGGTATAATATGGTGAGCTTCAAGACAACCTCCTCTTATACTACATATTAGTGTGAACACCAGTCCACCTCCCTATCCATTTCCACCAATATCTCTGAGGTAACCGTAATGGTCTCATCTGGTTCCGATACATATTCTATTATGGATTCAATCATAGCAAAGTTGTATTTAGCTGGATGCTCCATTGCTTCTGGAGGGAATAAATCTTGTCTTGGACCCTTGCCTTTATCTAATGGGAACAATATCCAACCTTGCTGGTTCCTAGGATGCTGTGGAGCAAATTCACTTTTTACCATTTAATGCTTTATCCTTTGCCTTGTCCCAACCATTAGCTTTTTTCCATTTCATTCCACATTGGGGGCATTCAAATACCAAATCGGAATCTCTAATCCATGTTAATGGTACCCTACAAGCCACACAGTATGGTACAATGGCTATCCACTTATAATTGGCAATGATTTGTGCTTCCTGCAATGCTCCTATTGCATTAAAGCCAATATCCACAAACTTTGGTGGTGTTATGTTCTTATCCAATGTTATTGTGTCAAGACCATTTATCTTTTTCATTATATTGTCCTCCCTATTGCATTTAATAATTTCTTTGCTGTTATCTTACCTATACCCTCAACCATAGCTAAATCCTCAGGGTCTTGAACCATGACCCTCCAAGCAGTTTCAAATTCTCCTATCAATGCTTTTGCTCCCTTCTCACCAACCACACTTTTGTGTTTGTTATCCCTTATTCCCATCAATGTTTCAACATGGTAGTTCCAAGGTTTTGGAGTAATCTTATGCTTTATATACCTTCTAAGTGTTGTGTGTTCGGATTTTAGTGAATTATTGTGCATGGTTACCAAAGCCTGTGCTGTTTCTACCCAGTCAAATGTTGGTAAATATGTAATTCCAGCCTTGTCTAGCTGGTATATCCAAGCATAGAATAGAGCAATGCTAGTTCCAAATCTATGACCTGGTATGAGAAACTTCCTATCCTTGGACAAATACCATGCCTGTGTTCCAGGTCTTTTGTTATGTAATACACCATTAAACACACCTTCATTCAATAGGTACATTTCATCCACTGATAGCATATCCTTCCTCAACTGTGCTTCCACATCATCTAGGCTACTTAGCATCTCACCAGCTTGTTTCCTAGATACTCCGATTCTATGTCCATCAATGGCAATCCATGTATAATCAGGTAAACCTTTGTTGTTGAAGGAACCTCTGATTGTAGAAACAGATTGTTGGATAATGGTTTCAATTTCCTCAGGCTCAAAGACATCCACAAATATCATGGATGCCTCCCTGTGTATTGGCTACATTGACCACCCTGCCACCCCACCCACATAGTATGGAAGCAGTTATATTCACTCACCTTGAATCATCCTTGTAGCATCCATTATTTTGTCATAGGTTGGATTCTCAAACTCCATATCTACCAATCCTGGTGGGACTGACTGTTCATCAACCTTACAGTAGAATTCAGTTGCTTTGGTTTCACGATTTTGTTTGGTATATGTATGCAGCATCAAATCTGTACTATCACCAAGGGAAGCAAAACCTGACCTTTCCTTTTCACCAGTCTTAGCTTCCTTAATTTCACCTGTTTTGCGGTCAAGTGTAGATTTGTATTCATCCCTGGAATGGTGTACTAATACCAGATTCTTACCATGTGCCTTGGCTTGGTATATTATACCTCTCATCCTTGTATTTGGTTCTCTGTATTCTGGAGGTTGTAGTATGGCTCTTAACCTTTCATTCGGTAATAAATTGCCTTTGGAGTCAAACTGTATTTCCTGTTTCTCCTGCAAAAAAGCATCACAGTCCAGGTTATACAATAGTGTACCAGTATCTATAACACCAGTAATAATATCTTTGTCATTCAGGAACCTAAGGTACTTAACTAGGAATTCATACCATAGTTCCTTAGCACCAACGATAATTTTACTTTGTTTTATGGTAACTTCATTCATGTTTCCTATAATGAATGGTTCTGAGGTAATCAAACCATCATCTCTTTCCTTTGTGAATCTGCGTATTGCCCTATCATAACCACCCAAATCAAATTCAAAGTGATGGATTGGTTTAGGAAATGACAATGCTAGGGAGGATTTCCCTGATTTATCATTACCCCAAATACCACAACATATCATTATTTTACTCCTTGTTCCACAATTCCTTTAGGACAATACTGTGATACCTCGCAATACCCTCTACATCTGACACCATTCCAACATTCCTCATCATTACAAGGTTCTGGTACATAATCTGGGTCTGTCTTATAAATAGATAATGCTGAGAGGAGTTTTTCCTTCTTCCACTCAAAATAATTGTATACCTCATTATTATCCAATCTCTTGATAGGTATGAGATATATGTTCTTGGTTATACCTCTGGTTCTAGCTATTTGAAGCCCTCCATCCCTTACAGTTACTTGAAGTTGCATCTTACCAACCTTCAACCCATGTCCTTCTAGCATTATCCTGTAATTGTTTAGTTGTAATTCAGATTCCCTCAGGTCAATAGTAGTTGGGTCAATGACAAAGGTAGTATCCTTGCCTTTGCCGTTCTTAACTATACCTAATGCCCTAACCATTCTATAACTTCCCCAAGTCTTGTAATCTGTGAGGGTCCAAGAACCATTCTCTGGTTCCAATAAATCAAATACATCATGTCCATCTGGACCAAGTGCAATCTCTGATGGCAAGTTCATTTCCTTGGCCGTTACCTCTAGCATTTGGTGATGTCTGGTTCCTAGTAAGGCAAAGGCTCGGTTTTGTGGGTCTATGATATAATCATTGGTAATCTTAAGGAATTCTATCATAGTTCCATTAAGCAACTGTGTGGTGCTAGGGCTACCAGTCCATTTCCTTTGCTCTGTAATGGCTTTTATTGTTGGTAGTGTTAAGCACCTATCAGTACAGTTACTTATACAATCATTTATTTTAATTGGTATTTCTGTCTTTGGACATACTATCCATTTTGGTGGCATATTCTTCTCCTTTCTTTTAATGCTCTGATGCCTAATCTGAGAGCATTGTTGATGTCACATATATCACCTGCAAACTCACCTCTCTCCTCTAGTTGTAGGATTTTGATAGCTTTCTTTATTCTCATGTCCTCTTCTTCCTGTGCTTCCGCTTCCGCAGCAGCTCCAGCACCTTCAGCCTCCAGCAAAGCTGTTTCTGCTTCTTCCTCAGCACGGTCATCCATTTTTACATCGTATGGTTCTAGTTGCATTACACCTCCTTATCAGTTTCCAGATATATCTGGTAATAGTCCTCTTGGTGGTATAAGTCCGCCACGAAGTATCTTAGGTTTAGGCTGTGCTAATCCTTCCCTTTTTATAACCTCACGACAATACAATGTTCCACAATTAGCACATACATCATAGAAGCATACCAGTACAGGGAATTTCTTAGCTGATACCAATGGTTGTCTTTTGTCTATTATATGACTTTCCGTTATAAGTGCAGGTATAGCAATTTTGGGAGGTAAATTACCTAGTATTATAGCTCTATTCACTTCCCTTTCCATTACCCGTATGACAGAGCCACAACTAGGACATTGGTCAAATCTTATAGGATACTTAATTTCTTCTTCCATTGACTTCTCCTTTCCCTACGATACCTTCATACCTACCAAGTAGTAATCTTGATAAACCAGCAATCTCTTGCTGGCTCGGTCTGTAAATGCCTGTCATTCTTAGGAGGCTGCCTAATCAGCCAATAAACCGATATGTCAAACCAACTTTGGTCTTTTTCAACCTCTCAGGACACCAGCATATTCAATTCTTAATGTACTACTTCCACGGTATGCCAAACACCATTGCTATCCTTGGTTGCCTTCCCAGCAGCTTCTATCTCTGGTAGGAATTGTCTATGGAGGATGCTTTCAATTAACTTAGAATCACCCTTAACTACCGGGTCTTGGAATACTAACTGGTTCCATTCTTCCTCAACCTTACCATTGAGAAGCTTCAAGGCTTTAGCCTCAGCATTCATAGGAACACCAACATCCATGCCTTCACCTGTTAGTCCAATTACTTCCCATGCTTCTCTTGCGGTAGCTTCTCCTTTGGCTTGGTCCCACATCATATGACCCTTGGTGATTTTCATGTGATACACCATTCCAACAGTATTGGTAATGTCTTGATTCTCAGGAATGAGTTTTGCTAATGAATCCGCAATAATTGTCCATGCACTGGTCCTTCTTACATTATATGGCATGGATAATTGGGCTATTGGGAATGGATATGGCTCTGTGGTCTCAATAACATCTATCTCGGTGAAGTTAAGGTTAACATATGTTTTGGCAGGTTGAAATCTAGTTACCAACTCTGTTGGAAAGCTCTCCAGCTTACCTTTGAATTCCCTTAGTGGTGTTCTTTGAAATCCCTCTATTAGACCTCTAATACTGACTAATTCTTCTGACATTTATACCTCCTTTTATTACATATCCGTAAAACCAGGACTGAAACTATCCTCTGTCATGGTCCCATTCTCTACCTCCTTAGAGCATATAGCAGCAAGCAAGGTATCCTTTATCCACTTCTTAACAGATATACCATCCTGCAACGCTGCATATTTTATTGCTATCTTCTCTTGGTGGTCTGTGTCAATTATGATATGCCAACTCATGTATCACTTCCCTCATTAGATACACTTCTATCATAACACCGTAGCTCAGAGCTTGTCAAGCTGACATAATCAACTTTACATAATACCTCTTGACATAATACTCCAGAACATTTATTCGGTTGACAAGAAATTTGTATCCCGTGTAGAGAGAGGTTTACATACTAAATATCTCCAGCTAAAGGAACAAATAGAATTAGAACATCAGTTCTGAACATTTGTTCTGATATACTGTATTATATACCTACATTACTAATAGTATATAATTAAGTATACACTAATATATATAAATTAGTTACTATTGCATGGACTGTAATATAGTATATCAGTCATTATTTATTCCACATCCTTCGCTCTAACTTGTCCAAAAGGGGACTCCCTTAACCTCTCCTCTTCCTGTAAGGCATAATAAGCCTTGTCCTTCTCATCATCAGCTTTGAGTTTCCAGTATAAAAGTTTGTCTATTTCC